GTATGGTTCAAAGGGAAGGGGATGTTTGGCCGTGTTTTGGACGGGGACCAAGTGTGCGTCTATGAACCCGAGGGAAAAGTGTTTGAGGTTGACCTAGCTCTATCAAAGGGATTTGATGCTGGTGCTAAGGTGAGAGCAGCAAAGGACATTCAATTTACCGATTTCGAGGGGAATGCATATGGGAGCATCGTTCCAGCGGGAACCATCGGGATTATAAAAAGTAAGCAGGAGATTGACCCCGAGAGAATAGCCATGTGGAAAGGGAACCCCGGCACTAGGATGCAGAGCATCAATAAGTACGCCCTAATGGTAAAGTGGAAAAAGGGTGGAGAAAAGCAGGTAGCGGACGGAGACGTTGAGCCGCTGAGTCAATAAGCATTTTTGTTTGCTTATTTTCTCAATAGGCTGATATTTATAATCAGACCAGTATAAACAAATACAGGAAAATTGACTTATGGCAGACCTTCTAACAAACAACGAGATGTTCTATACCATCTGGGAACCGAAGACCAAGAATCGCTTCCTGATGTACATAGACGGAGTACCAACCTACCTGATTCGAAAGACGGACAGGCCAAAGTGGACACAAGAGCGCAAGACGATTGATTACATCAATCTACAATGGTTCTATAAGGGGAAGACAGTGTGGAACGAAATCTCACTGGAACTCTATGACCCAGTTGTGCCTTCTGCCACACAGACCGTATTTGAGTGGTTTCGCCTCTCACACGAATCCGTAACAGGACGTGACGGCTACCAAGATTTCTACAAGAAGGAATGCACTATAGACGTGCTCGGCCCTGTAGGCGACAAAGTTGAGGAATGGACACTGAAAGGTGCTTTCCCAACCGACTATGACGGCGGCGAAATGAATTGGACGGATATGGGCGACCCAGTGCTGGTCACATTGAAGTTGTCCTACGACTACGCCATCCTTCAATACTAAGTCAAAATCTCACGAATTGCCCCGCCTTGGTGCGGGGCTTTTCTTTGTACTTTACAGTGGGGCAGCGATATTTATAACCATATGAACATGCGAACTGAACTTTTGGAAGCACTCGTCCAACAATGTGTACGAGAAGTACTCGACCAAATCGGAGAAGAGGCGAATGCCAGTAAGATTAAGTCTTCGGGCATTGGCAAAGACGACAACAAGCAACCTGCCAAACAAAAGGTCACAGTCAAGCCGTTTATCAAGGGCAAGAAGAAGAAGGTAAACATCACGAAGATTAACGAAGAGGAAGAGCCAAAAGACCCATCCCAAGGTCCAGAAGCAGCCGCCCCAGCGACCCCTGAACCAGCCAAGCCAGAAGAGCCGAAGCCAGAAGAGCCGAAGCCCGAGGAACCAAAGCCAGAAGAAGCCCCACAACGTATTCCAAAGGGCGCATCAGTTCTTAATCCAAAAGACAAATCAAAGCTTCAACCTATTCGATGGCAAGGGCGTGATGAATCCTCGATTGAGAGAACTCTTCACCAAGTCGCTGTTTCCATTGCTGGCCCTCGTACCAAAGTTTCCCTCGGTGCGAAACGACTGGCACGAGAAGTTGTTGCTAACCCAAGTGCTACCGCATTTTTCTACCTCGGCAAGACTGACCCAGAATCAGAGGAAGTGTTCTTGATGGCTGACAGAAGCCTTCAAATCGCAAAGGACGACTCAGTTCAACCCGGAGACCTCACGGGACCCCCAGTATCAACAATTCCTCCGGGCCATCTCAACTATGGCTCGATGAATGACGATGAATACACGAACTACATGAACACCCGAGACCAAGCGAAGCCTCGCTATGGTATTGACGAAAGTGCTAAGGGGTTGATTAAGAAGATGGTCAATCAGATTCTTGATGCCTAATGAAAATCACTCGTCGTCAACTTAACGAACTTCTTCGACTCATCACCAAATCGGTGTTGAAGGAATACTCGTCTGTATCTTCTATGTCGTCTAGTAGTAGCGACAGTAGTGACGACTCGGGAACTGCTGATGATGCGGTGAAGCCCCAAGACGCTCAAACGGCGGTTGAAAAGGCCAAACAGGAGCGAGATGCCAAGAAAGCGCAACTGGACAAAATCCGAACGGCTGACTTGGATTTGAAGGGGGTCAAGACTCAACAGGACTATTTCACCCAACAGGCTAAGAAGAACAAACTTGACATTACGGCCAAGCAGAAACAACTTCAACAGTTGAAAGGTGCCCCGTCCTCAGCAATTCCCGCTGGCGGAACCGTGGCCGAAAACATTAGGAAACTCCGCTCCTAATATAATAAGTCGAAAAAATGTCTTGGAGGCATATGTATTTCCAAGACCAGTAACAACCAATAACAGTTTATGGCAGACCAAATCATCCCTATTACACGGCCAACAGTAACTCAGCCCGCTCCTGCTCCCCAGAAGATGGAATCGAAATTCCCCACCGAAGTCATTAACCTCCCTTCCAAGGGATGGTTCTACCCCGTAGATAATCCGCTTTCCACGGGCACGCTTGAACTCAAGATGATGACTGCCAAGGAAGAAGACATTCTGACTTCTCCGAACCTTATCCAAAAGAACATTGTTCTCGATAAGCTTCTGGAAGCTGTCACCATCAACAAAGCCATTTCTCTTGATGACATGCTCATTTGCGATAGGAATGCTGCGTTCTTCGCCATTCGCCGTTTGGCCTATGGTGACAAGTATGATGCTACTCTGACGTGCCCCCGCTGTGGGAAAGAGAATTCCGTCACCATTGACCTTGACAAGATGGACAATCGTCCGTTCGATTTTGAGAAGTGCCCCAAGGGAGAAAACTCCTTCCAGTTCAAACTCCCATACGCTGGCGTCACTGTCACCTACAAGCTTTTGACCAAGAAGGATGAAAATCTGATTGACCAAGAGTTGAAGGGTATGGAGAAGGTGTCCAAAGACCTTCGTCGTGAAATTACGACTCGCCTCGGCCACATCATCACCGCCATCAACGGCAATACTGACCGTGCGGGTATCCGTCGCTTCGTCAATGATGAACTTGTCTCCAAAGACAGCCTTGCCCTCCGCACTCACATGCGAGAGGCCATGCCTGACATTGACTCTACCTTCAATTTCCAATGCACCAACTGCAACTTGGAAAGGAAGGAAGAGACCCCAATGGGGGTATCCTTTTTTTGGCCTAACACAGGAGTATAAGGTTCAACTCCACGAGTTGATTTTCGACCTTACCCACTTCGGCAAGATTGAATACTTCGCCGTGTATGAGATGCCTGTTCAGTACAGGACATTCTACGTCCGTAAGCTTATCAACACGAGGGAGAAGGAAAAGCGTGATTTGGAGAAGGCATCTTCAAACGCCCGAGAGGCAACGCCTCAACCAAAGACGGTCAAAGGTCCGGGCATTAACAGAGGTTAACTGCTAGGACGAAGGCCCACGCCAAGAAGGCGATAATCCACAGGCCAATCCACACCATTGGCATTATGTTTGCGACTTTCTGCTCGCAATCGTGGTCCATGTAGTAGCTTCGGTAGAGAAGTCGCTTAATCCACCATCCGAAGAGTGGTGCGACCATACATCCCACCAAAACGCCCAGTAAGCATACGAAAGCTGCTCCTGCGACTCGTCCACCTATAGTGTGTTCATTATTCATGCCAAGAGCATACCACGTTTTTATAACGTTGTCAATGGCGCAAAACGGCCCCTTCTCCCTATTTATAATCGTGACCTATGGCTGATATACCACTATTCCCAGATGAATCCAATATGGCGAGGTTTCAGGACTTCGTTAATATACAAAAAGAGATTTCCGAGCATCTTCTTGCTCAGAAGCATCTTTATGAACAGATTGGAAGAATCAACAGAGATGTTGAGGATAAAGTCATCATGCGCCGTAAAAAAGAGTGGGAGAGGTTGAATCTCATTCAGGCTCAAAACATCAAGTACAACGATTTGGTTGCAAAGCGTGGCACCCTCCAAGGTGCGGCAGCGGATAGGTTGGAAGGCCAGATAACTTCTACACTTCAACTGATAAAGTACAATCGGGAACTGATTGACTTGTCCAAGTTGGCCAGCGAAGTTGAAATGACGATGGCGAAGAAGCAGTACGAAGAGGGCAACAAGTGGTTCAAGTTCGTCGGCGAGGAAACGCAGAAAATGCTTGGACTTGACCTTAAACAGTTTGAAGCTGTTAAGGCTACCGGGGACAAGATGCTTTTGCTTGGTAATAATACAGAAGTAATGGCTTACAGTGTTGGTGCGGTGGTCATGATGCTCACGGGAGCCTTCAACCTCTTCAAGAAGTTGGATACAGCCGCATGGAATTTCCGCAAAGCAATGGGCATGACTCGTAAGGACTCGGTTGCCATTCGTGCTCAGTCTGAAAGAATGGCCATTGACTTCATGCACTTGGGCGTTTCGGCTGATGATGCTTACAAGGCATTCCAAACTTTGGGTCAAGCGGTTGGTGGTGTTCATAACGTTACCAAGTCTATGGCTGAGGACGTTGCCATTGTAGCGGCTCAACTCGGCATTTCTGCCGAAGTAAGCACCGCTTTCATGCGTAACCTTGCGTCAGTCTCCAAGAGTTCGATGGAGACTCAAGTCAATTCGATGTACATCGCCCAGTCTATGTCTGCGGCTGCGGGTGTAAACCTCGGGCAAGTTATGGGTGATGTGGCTACCAAGTCCAGCGAGACACTCACAATGATGTCTCGCCTTCCTAACACGGCTTTACGTACAGCTATTGAACTGCGCCGAATGGGAACGGACATGGATAAGGCGGCAAATTCAAGCCGACACATTTTGGACTTCACGGAAAACGTCAATGAGGAAATGGAAGCCTCGGTTCTTCTCGGACGTTCTATCAACCTACAGCGTGCCCGTGAATTAGCATACCGAAGAGACCTTGAAGGCTCCACGAAGGAAATCCTTCGTATCACTAAGTCGGTCAATTTCGAGAATCTCGACGTGTTCCAGCAAGAGGCATTTGCCAAGGCCACGGGTAAGAGTGTCGAAGAGTTACTCAAGATGCTGCAAGCCAGCAAGCAGATTGAGCAGGTAAAGCGCAATGGAACTCCACAGCAGAAGGAGCAACTTGCTCTTTACGAGAAGATGCGTCAGGAGAATGAAGCGGCTGCAAAGGCAAGGGCCAAAGATGTGGAGACACAGTTAAGGCAGATAGGAAATCAAGAACAAATTGTTCGACTTCAAAATAACTGGAATCAATTGCTTGCTAAGGTACAGCAAGTTTTACTTCCGTTTATTGATAGGATTCTTGGGTTTATAAATGACCATTTCAAGGCAATAAAATGGATAGCTATTGTAATTGGGGGCATTTGGTTGGTAAACAAAAGTATTTTGCTGGCACAGAACGCCGCTTTGATAGTTCAAAATGGGTTGTTGTTGAAAAATGCCATAATGTCTGGGATAATGTGGAGAAATGTTGGGGCTGGACTAACAAAATATCTTCCGGGAATAGTATCTCTATTTTCGTGGTTAGGTGGTGCTCTGTTTACACTTGGTATGGATGTTATAGGATTGGGGGGAGTTATATGGTCATCACTTATGGGAATTGGGGAAACTATATTGACCGCTATCACGGGTTCAATATCATTAGCTATAGCAGGTATATTAGCGTCTTTTGCCGTGGGGTTTGGTATAGGAACACTTTTGAACAAATTTAAGTTTGTTCAGGATGCTGCTACAGCAGTCATGGTAGCTATAATGGATGGATGGCGATGGGTTAAAATAGGAGCCGAAAGGACTTGGAATTGGATAAAGAAGGCCGCATCCAGTACGTGGGATGATATAGTATGGGGCATTAAGGAAATTGGTCCTCAGTTATGGCAAATAATAGTAGGGGCATTCAATTTTGCTAAAAATAAGATTTCTGAATGGCTTGGGTTCTCCCCGTCTAGCATTGGGCTTTCAATTCTCCGAGGAATTTCGTCTGTTGGACCTATGGTTTTTGATGCGTTAACTTCTCCATTCCGAAGAGGAATTGCATGGATTGCTGACAAAATCCCCGGTATGAGTAAGTTTGCAGATAAACTTCGGGGTGGAGTACAGGGAATGATACAGCCATTGGAAAAGCGGGCACAAGCTGCATATATTCCTGCTGTCACGGTAACTCCGAAAGGAACTGAAGTTGTAAAGCCAAAGGACAAAGGAGCCGGTATTGGAAAAGAAGAGGAAAAAGGAGCAACACTTGATGACGTGGTTGCAGGGAACAAAGAAATCATTGGATTACTCAAGTCAATCCTCGCCAAGGACTCTAATGTCCATATGGATGGTCAGTTATTGAGTACGCATTTAAGTAGGCAAATTGAATTCAGGGGTGGCTATGGGGTTAATAAAGTGGCATAAATATTAGCAAGAAATACCGACTTTTGATGGTCGTCTCTGATATTTATTAACATGAGTACAAAACGATTAACAATTGAGGAGTTCATTTCACGGTCGAAATCTATTCATGAAAATAGATACGATTATTCGGGTGTAATTTATAAAAATGGAAAGACAAAAGTGAATATTAGTTGCCCTATACACGGTATGTTTCAGCAACGTCCATATAATCATTCTATAGGCGAGGGATGTTTTAAGTGTGCCCACGATTCCAACGGATTAAATAAGCGGTCGAATACAAACGATTTCATAGAAAAGGCAGGTAGAGTTCATGGAACTGTGTACGATTATTCTAAAATTGTTTATGATGGAAACAAGAAAAAAGTAGAAATTATATGCCCAAATCATGGTAGTTTTTGGCAGACTCCGAATAATCATTTGAGGGGACAAACATGCCCGTCGTGTGCTAACGTTGTTATTGCTAACAAAAACAGGAAAACAACAGATGAATTCGTACAAGATGCGAAGCAAGTGCATGGTGATAGATATGATTACTCTAGTGTAGATTACAAAAATAAGGACGCCAACGTTATTATTGTTTGCCGTAGGCATGGGCAATTCAATCAATCTCCGCATAACCATTTGCTTGGGGCTGGGTGCCCCAAATGTGTGTCGTCAAAGGGAGAACAGAAAATAATGATGATTATGGATTCTAACGGTATTCAGTATGAACGCCAAAAAATGTTTTCGGATTGCCGAAGTCCGAAAGGCAGAATGTTGAGATTTGATTTTTTCATTCCAGATAAAAATGTGCTGATTGAGTACGACGGGCCGCAGCATTTTGGGGATTTGAGAATAGGAAAATATACTCTCAAAAAAACGGAGTATGAAATCTTAAAAACCCACGATAAAATCAAAGATGATTATACTCAATCAAAAGGTATAAAACTTGTTCGCATTTCCTACCGGGAAGATAAAAGTATAGAGAATGTCATATCCCAATATTTATAGCATATGGCACAAGCACATTTTGAACCAACATGGTCGTTTATAAAACGTCCTGCGGGATACCCTACGGGACCAGCCGTGGGTAAGCCAGCCTTGATTTTACAGTCCCAAGGCAATGATAAGTCCCTGTACCATCGTTTTTCGCCATATTCTAATTACAATCAGGGTCTTATTTCTTGGGGGGATGAACCATATTACTACATTTATCCAGACCAAGCCAAAAACTTCCCGCAATCTTTGAAAAAGTATGATTCACATACGATTGCCCCGGGGTCTGGAATCATTGATGTAATGCGAACCACCAAGTTTTTGGTGTCTGGACGTGGGGTTACTTTTCTTGCCACTCAGTTCCTTCTTCAAACCGCATCCCCATATAATGAGCGACGTATTTACAATCCAACCTCACCAATTGTTGCAGCAGGACTGACCCTTACGCTTGGGTCTGCTAGACCAGACAGGGCATTCGATACCTCAGCGGGCCTTTCTGGCATAGCCTCTACTTTGCTTGGAAGTTTGGGGAGCACTATTTTTGGACCTCCAAAGCAGAATCCAGTCTCGGGTACGGCGCTTTCCATCAATTCTGACGCTTTGCCAGATGCGACAAAGGCATTTGCTACCAAAGCAAATCTTCGTGCAGGGACAGCCCTGCGAGGGCAAGCTAACCTTCAAGCTGCATGGCCGGGAACCACTCAATCAGGTGGAAGTTCATCGGGAGGATTTCTCTCTGCGGTGAAGAATTTGGCCACATCTCTCTTCCAAAATTTCATTCCTCAGACTCAGACCAACATTCATTTTCGAAGTGATGAGGGTGCTTATGGCATGATGCTCGCATCAGACTTTAAGTTCAGCGACGATAACGGGTTTTCGCTTGGACCGACGTGGGCTGCGGGAAAGACGGGAACCATGAATATTCGGAAGAAGGGCGAGTACCCGACTGCTCCCCACAAGCTTTATGCACAAGTTCAGAATGGTGTAGTCAAATTCACCAGTGTTTCTACACAAGGGTCAGTTTCTTATAGTATCCCAACGGTAGGGTCTGCGGGATATTCGATTTCGGAAAGCGGGGTTGAGAAGAAGCCGGGATACCGATACGGAGATTCAATGGGTGCTCAGAAGAGCCAAGATTTCGAAGCATCGGAAATGATGGTGCAGTACAATTTCTATCAGAAACAAGATTTCCCGTCCAAAGACCCCGAGGCACAAAGAGCCGCCGACACTACGACAAAGTTGACGGCAGTGTTAGACAAAATCAAAGCCGCCAGTGAGGGAACCTATAAAGTTGAACCAGACCAAAACTCTGTCTTGCTGATGCAAGACTCTGTGAAGTACAACTATGACCGCCTGTTTAAGACTAGAAACAAGGGGGATAGCCCTAACAATTTTGCTCTCGGGTCATTGGCTGCATATCGCTACGAAGGCGTAACGATGGTTAGTAATGAACTCGTCAATAACCTTCAACATTCACTCAAACTTCCTACGGCGGGGCAGTTTGATGCTTTGAATACGCTGAATGTATTGGATAAGAGTAAGAAGACCTCTCCTTCTCCGCTATCGGGCCGATGGTCAACATGGGAACCATACAAGGACGATTTGATTGCATTGTACTTCTATGATGTCGTCAATGAGAAGTATATCCCGTTCCGAGCGGCTATTAAGGGAATTGCGGAGGCAGGAAACGCATCGTGGGAAGAAATGCCGTTCATTGGCCGTGCAGACAAGGTGTATTCATACGGTGGATTCAACCGAAATCTAAGCTTCACCATCAAGGTTGTCATTAGCAGCATTGCTGAGTTGGCTCCGACATGGCAACGCATCAATTATATCATGACAGCGTATAAGCCAGCAAATTACACGAAGAAGGCTGGCGTTGCAAGCGGTAACAGTGCATATGACCGGTTCATGGTTCCTCCAATGTTTATGCTTACACTGGGAGACCTGTATAAAGACCAGCCGGTACTTATTCAGTCAGTAACCTTGACTGTACCCGACGATGCGTCATGGGAAACGTATAACGAAGATAATGTCGGGGCAGGAAACTGGGCATACATGGCGAATCTCATTACTTCTCCAAGCGTTAAATTTGGGCAAGTCCCACGGGACATAGAACTTGGGTTTACAATGATATTGCTTGAGAAGGAACGTGCGGTTGTTGGCGGTGCCAACTTTGGTCACGCTCCACGCACCGAAGAGTTTGCTGAATGGAATAATGATACCGTTCCTGATGGTAAAGACCCGAACGACTGGAACAAGAACTATGTGGTCAACGTCATAGACAACACAGTAGCACCGGCAAGCGGAGACAATCAGATACAAAAGACAAATCGTGGTGGACAAAGCTTCATAGGAACTCAAGGAGTAGGATAATATGAACAGATACGATAACATTCCGGTTCAGAATAGATGGGATGGAAAGCGAGTCTATAAGACCACCATCTACCCTGTTATCGTGCCGCAAGACAGCGACCTTCAAGTAATATCCAACTCGGAGGATTACCTAGACTCTCTCGCTTTGAAATACTATGGAGACCCGTCTCTCTTCTGGATTATAGCGTTAGCCAACAATTTGGGCAAGGGGCGCTTGAGCGTTCCGCCCGGGTTAACACTACGTATCCCCGTGGACGTGGGTCAGGTGATGATAGATTATAACCAATTGAATACAGTATAATAACTTGCCTTTTGATGGTTTGAATGATAAACTAATTACAATGAATTCTGATGATAAAGAACTATGGACTAAAAACTGCGCTAAATGCGGGAGAGAGCAGATGTATTCTTCGTATGATTCATTGAGAGTATCAACATACAGACAGACTATATGTAATTCGTGCCGAGGATTGGGAAGAAGAACGAGACCTACGGAAGAAAAATGGAAGCGTGTATGTTCGGGGTGTCACCGTGAAATTATTTATAAGTCGGCAAAAAGTTATTTGTTTTGCGTCAGAACTAACACAAAATGCCGAAAATGTGCTACAAAGGAAGTTTCAGAAACACGAGATATGTCGTGGACACAATCCCCCGAGTATAAGATAAAAATGAGTAATGCGTTGAAATCAGTACGGAATACCGATAAATATGGTGAAGAGTTTAGACGAAAATGTAGAGAAAATAAACAGAAACAGATACAACGGCAAGGAGTTCAGAGAACCTACAACCCTACCGCCTGTAATTTTATGGATCAATTCAATTCAAAGTTCGGGACGAAATTACAGCACGGAATGAATGGAGGAGAATGTCAATTTATAGGATACTCTTTGGATGGTTATGACAAAGAAAGAAATATAGTATTTGAATATGACGAACCTAAACACCATATCTCAACTGTACGACAGAAAGACGATGAAAGGCAAAAAAGGTTGATAGAATGTCTTCGACCCTATCGGTTTTGGAGATATGATGAAAAACATAACAGACTTATAGATGTAATTACTAACACGGAGGTCTTATGGCAGATATAATGAATGGTGCAAACCCTTCTAGTGGAGACCCTGCGTATGTGGTTCCTTGGGAGTCGTGCAACATCCCAATTTCTATACAAGACGAACTCAATCGCCGCAAAATTAACCGCAGCCTGAAATATGTTGCTGCTGAAAAGGGTGAATGGGGGAACAAAACTGGTGCATGGTCAAAGTATCGTGGTCCGATGTCGCCGTGGGTTCGTCTTTGCTCCAATAGCAAAGGCACCGACAAAATAGGAAAGCCGGGGTTCGTGTTCTTTGGCGGTAAAGGATTCTATTCTGATTACGGGTTCACTAAGGACAAGACCAATCCCTCTATTATTGGCTATGTTC